TTTCTCCGTTTTCTAACTTAACCTCGTGCGTTTCTTTTTGCTCCTTATAGCTTTTGACCACGAGCATTTTTCTGCGTGCTTTCATGTGTTGTGTTTTTATTTTTTAGATGAGCTACCATCCTTTCCATTCCTTGCTCGGTTAGCTGATTGGCTTTCTTTTACCAGCTTTCCTGACTTTGTGTGAGACATATCCTTGCCATCTCCGTTTCCATAGGTACCAGCCTTTCTATTTGCCTTGTTTAATCTAACCCTGTATTTTTTTCTTTCAGGGGTAGCATGATAGGCAGTATTGTAGGCATTCTTTTTTTTACGAGCCTCTGGATTCTTTTGGAAATAAACGGCTGATTTAGACTTGCCTTTCATTACTTCTTTTTGTAGGTAGAACTAACAGATGCCATTTTAACTTGCTCTTTAATAGGTGTTTCTTTTTTACCCATTTCTCCTTGACCTACCTTGTAGCCATAACCAACATCAGTTCCTTTCTTAGGCTCTACAAATTTTTTAGCCTCAACTGATTTATTACCAGCATAACTCTTACCATTTTCTGTTGGTTTTTTTGGTAATGCTTTGTTACCAGCCGATTGTTTTACTTTTACCTTTGCCATTTTATTTTTTTTTATGTTTATTTGCGAATGACCTTGCAGCTGCTGGAGAACTAAATCCCCATGCCTTTAATGCCAAGGCTTTTCTTGTTGGTTCACCATTTGGTTTTTTCATTGGTCCTGCCATGGCTGCAAATCTAGCAGCAAAAGAAACCCTACGAGGATTAACACCTGATTTAACAGGTGCTTTCAAATGACCACCATGAGCCTTATTATAGGAGGCTCTTCCTTTGGCATTTAAGCCACCTTTTGGATTCTTGCCTTCTTTTCTTTGCCAAGCTTCTGACATACTACTTAGATTTAGCTTTTATTTTCTTTTCTTGTTTCAACATTTCTGCTGTTGGTTTTTTACCACTACCCGCAGCAGCACGAATGTTATCCCAAAGTCCTCTTTTAGAATAAGAACCATCAGCTCTTTTTATCATTTTAATCTTTGCCATACACAAATATACTATTTATATTTATTAATTAAATCCTCTAATTCTTGTCTATCCCATTTCTTAATCCTATTGTTTACATACATAGACTCTAGTTCAGCTACTGCCTTCTCCCCTATTTTCTTAACAAGACCTACCCTATACATTACTTGGTTTCCGTGTAGGTATAGATTACAACCAGCACATTGTAGGTTAACATTCCATTCGTGAAATCTTAGGGCACTAGATTGTTTAACACTTATCCAATGACCTGCTTGGTTAGCCTTATCTGAACCACAGCTGATACATACCATACCTGCATCACGAGTTCTTATGTATTTGTTAAATACCTGTTGGACATCCTTTATTAGCTTTGGTAAAGGTTTAAGTTTACTTTCCTTTACTTTTTTTGATTTTTGTAAAGGCTTAGCTTTACTTTTTATCTTACTCTTTGGAACCTTTCTTCTAATCATTTTTCCATTCTTTTGGTATTTCAATATCCCATCCGTTTCCGTTCATTGGATTCCCATAAACCACTATATCGTTACTAAAGTAATGTCTAACAGAACCTCCTTTAAGTCTTACAACCCATACACTGTTTGTGGTCAAATTGTAGTCTATAAATAACATAGCCTCCCCCTCACCATGTGGGGTATGAACAGGTATATAGGTCTTAAACTCGTGTATCAATCCTCTAAATTGTTTAGGTCTTCTGGTAAGACTTGTTTTTCAAATTCAATTTCAGCTGAACTCTTTTTATGGAGTACATCGTTGTATTTTGCGTCATGCAGATAGGTAAGGCTATGGGTAAGCATAAACTTAACCACTCCTATTTGAACTACCGATTCGTGTTTCTCGCAATAGCCAAAGGTTATCTCATCTACCTTTAGACATTTAGATACCTGCTTGTTACAAATGTAGCATATCATCATATACTTGTGTTTTTAAAATAGCTGATAGATTCCAATACTAGGTCTCTTACAAAATTACCTAATAGTACAACTATAATATAGAAAAAGAAAAAGAAATAAACAAAGATAACTGCGGCTATTTTTAAGGCTTTCATAGGGTACTATTTGAGGTGTAATTAGGATGTATGTCTATGGTCTCTGGATTCTTTTCTATAAGAAAACAAATGGTATCTATTACTGCCTTGCTGATATTGGGCAAGTATCCCTCGGTATCATTATCCTCCAAGAAGTCTTCGTAAAGGTCAGCTATCTTTTCTCTATTTAGTTTCATATTATTTATCTATTTCTGTTTTTATAAAGCTACCATTATTATTGTATTCAAATTTCATTCTTATTGCTTTTACATCCTGCCATTTACCCTTCCCAAACAAATTAGGGTTTGCTATATACATACCCTTGTCTTTTCTTTTTAATAAACCTGATTTAACTAACTTGGTTATGTGCTGGTCTATTACATTTGTGGCAAGTATTTTCTGTTCGTTTATTAAATTATAAATATCTAGGTCTTGGCATATTTCTTTTTTCTTGCCTATTGATATAGATATTTCATTTTTATAATCCATTGTTTTTACCAACTCTAAAAGAACCATCATGGTCTTATGCTGAAGTCTGTTTAGTTTACCAAGGTCTGTAATGTATAGTTTAACAAAGTTACCCTCACCATCAGCCCTTCTAAATACATCTGTGGTATTCATAATTGATTGAATCACCTCACCTGTGTCTGCATTAACAATATCTTGTCTTCTTATGTTTTCGTAGTACTTGCTTGCCATGTAACAAATTTATAGAATAATAAAGTAAATACCAAATGTTTTTACGAAACACTTTACTGGGGATAAAGGAACACTTTACTGGGAGTAAACGAATCCTTTATTGGGGATAAAGCATTAGGTTATGCATAGTACCGACCTAACGCTATATATATCAGCTACTTAACTCAATATTAATAAAATATTGTCCTTCTCTTCTTTTATATACACTCTTTTCTAATAATAAATAGTATACTAAAACGCACAATTAACTTTTTTTAGCTGAATAGGTACAAATCAATATAAAGGCACTTTTTAGCCTCAAATAGGAGCTTTGGCATATAATGGTGATATTGTATGGGTAGGGAAAGAATGTGTCTGTATTTAGCCGTGTACCCTAGATATGGTTGTGGTAGGGAGACTCATATATCCCATACAAAAAGGGGGTAGGGGTGGAAATGACTAATACTAACCTGTGTAGCCTAGGGATAAAATTTTTGTAAGGTTGGCGTATCAATTCACTAGCTATTAACAAAAGGAAAGCGAACTAATGTTATAAACTAATTTTAAAAATAGTATTTGGTTTGCGTGGGCGTGGGGTTCCCCCCTCCGAACTATAAATCCAAACTATAAATAAAAGAACCAATTAAAACCAATTACAAAACGAAATAGGCTTTTAAATTGATTGTAAAGGGTATAAACTTGCTTTGTTTTATGTTGAGGTATTCATATCCTTACTTTATTTTGTGCTGTCTAATGCCCTTGAAAATGTAATAGATAGCTTTATTTATGTTTTATTATGTGGTATTTTGTTTATGGCTGAATATATAGACAAAGAAACTTTAAAAATATTTTATTTTTCTTTTGCTTATAAATCAATTAGTTAGATGTTTTTTCAAAAATAATTTAAAAAAATACCCTAAAAAAGTGATTACCTTTTTACTCTTTTGTCATATATGAATGTAAGCAGCAATAAAGCAGCTTATTAAAAACCTAAAAAAATGACAAGTTTACAAAAGAGATTAAAAGCCGATGAATTGGCAAAAAAATGGAATTTAAAAGATTTAACCGAGCATTACGAACTATTAAAAGGTTTGTACTTATTAGACAAGGTTAATTTTTGCCGTATGTATGAAATTGAAATAATAGCCGAGGCTATTTGCTTAAAAAAGGGATATATTAACCCCTTAACCGAATACACAAAGCAATTAATAAAAGAACACGGCTTGAACTAAATTAAACCCCCTTAATTGGGGGTTTTTTATTTTCCAGTATGTCGCCCAGTACAAACATATTAAAAAAAATTATATATATTATTTAACACTTTTTAAGAAAATTTTAACATTTAACTAACACGTGTAAGCATAAAATAAATATACTTTTACTAAGTCAATAAGACAAAACCAAAAAAAACACAATGAACACACAAACACAAACACAAAGCAAGCCGTTAAACTTTTACAAACCCGTTGCAAATTTATTGAGCGGCGGAATGACAAACACAAAGACGGCAAAAAATGACCTTGATACCTTTATTTTGTATTTAGCTCCCGCAAATACATTAGATGGGTTTAATTTATGCCCCTTTGCCTCCGATGGCTGCAAAAAAGTTTGTCTTTATTCAGCGGGTCGCGGCAAATTCTCAAACGTTCAAGAGTCAAGAATTAATAAAACAAAATTTTGGGCTTATAATCGTGACGGCTTTTATATTCAATTGGCTAATGAGCTTTTAAACATTCACGATAAGGCCGTAAAAAAAGATATTAAAATAGCTATTCGTTTGAATGGTACGTCAGATATTGACCATTTAGAACTATTAAAAAGATATGCGGGAATTGATTTTTTAGATAGCTTTTATAATAACTTACTTTTTTATGATTATACAAAAAACCCGAATCACATTAAAAAGTATTTAAATACTAATTATTCCTTGACATTTAGCCGCTCTGAAACAAACGATAACAAAGTACTTGAAATATTAAAAGACGGCGGGAATGTTGCTGTAGTATTTAACGAGGTACCACAATTTTACAAAGGATACCCCGTAATAAATGGTGACGCCTCCGACCTACGTTATTTTGACCCTAAAAACGTTATTGTAGGGTTAACGGCAAAAGGTGACGCGAAAAAAGATATAAGCGGCTTCGTTATAAAATAGTTTTTTTTGGTAACGTTTTGCGGTATCGTATAACCGCAATTTTTTAAATAATTAAATAGTAAAATATAAACGATATGCAAACAATTAAAAAAAATTATGTAAAAATTTACGGCTATTTGCCGACCAATAATGAAATACTTTCTTTGTATTTAAGCGGTCAATTATCTTTAAATGATAAGCAAGAAAATGAAATAATAAAGTACTTTAATTTATAAAACAAAACAATATGAACACGACAAGAAAAATTGAAAAAAGAACCTTTGAGATTGAAACCGCCAACGGCTCGGAAAAATACAATGGATTAACATTTGGCATTTATTGGAATGGTTGGGAATGTCCTTTATTTGATTTAAAAACTACCTTAAAGGTATTAAAAGACTTTCACAAGGATACAAGCGAGGATAATAAAAACGATTACGATTTTAGTTATTACGAATACGATTCTTTATACGATGTAATAATAGAAAAATCTTTTTATAGTGGAAAAATTGAATGTATTGCGACATCTAAACCGATTATAATTAATAAGAAAAAATACTATTCAGTAGGGTCATTCAATTGGACTTGGTTTGAGGCAACTAATTAATAAACAATACGAACACAAAAAATAAAACTATGACAAACAAACTAAACAAACTATTAGAAAAAAATAACATTAAGGTATTGCAAACAATTTTGCCCGAATATTGGGAGGAATGCGATGACTCCATAATACTTGACAACAATTTAAGTATACAAGTAGGCGACAACTATTTATGTTTATGTCAAGATACCAACGAGGGAATGAAATACATCAAAGAAATTGAACTAAGCTGTATAAACAATACGGACAAGGTTAACGACTTTATAAAAACTATTAAACAAAACTTAAACGACAAGCAATGAAAACAATATCAATAATTTGGTCAACCGATGATGTGCTTATGAGAGCAAACGAATTAGGCATAGAACTAACCGAATACGAAGCCGATGAAATATTAGATGACTTATTAAGGCATCACGACTGCTCAATAGGAATATGTTGGGATACCATAGGGGTATATATATACCAATATGATGATGAAAGAAACACTATGGAGATATTTTAAACAATAAAAACACAAACATAATGAAAAAAACAAATGAAGTACATTACAAAATGTTAAACGCCAAGGAATTGTTAGGCTATTTATTAGACCTTGAAGATAGAGGAGATGACCTCTCTAATATTTTAATAAATTATAGATATGATTCGGACTCCGATGTTAATCTATGCAAGTTTGTTATGGAAGATTTATTTGATGCCGAAACAAACAATACGCTGACCTCAATTTGCTTGGTATCAGACCCTTCGGATTATCTATAAACAATACAAACAATAACTATGAAAGTACTAATAGCTTGTGAAGAATCTCAAGCAGTAACCAAGGCATTTAGAAAGCTAGGACACGAGGCCTACTCGTGCGACATATTACCTTGTAGCGGTGGTCATCCCGAATGGCATTTGCAAGGTGATGTATTTGGATTTATTGAGCAAGGTTGGGACTTAATGATTGCCCATCCCCCTTGTACTTATTTGTCGGTAAGCGGTGCAAGGCATTTATACAATAAAGACAAGACGCCAAACCTAGAAAGGTATAAAAACCAAGCTGAGGCTTTAGACTTTGTCCGTAGGCTTATGGAGGCAAACATACCGATGATAGCCATTGAGAATCCTATATCAGTCATATCAAGCAAGATAAAAAAACCCGACCAAATTGTCCAACCTTATATGTTTGGAGATTCAGCTAGTAAGTCAACTTGTTTATGGCTAAAGGGATTGCCTAAATTAAAGCCAACCAAAATGGTTGATAAGGGCGAGTTTATGGAATGGATTGACAAACGAACGGGTAAGCCCAAACGACAAGCCATGTGGTATTATAAAGCTTTATTAGAGGCTAAGACACCACAAGAACGAAGAACATTAAGAAGCAAAACCTTTCAAGGCATAGCTGATGCTATGGCTAAACAATGGGGTGAAGCTCCTGTAACTGGAGCCAGCACTGGAGAACTTTTTTAAACCTAAAACAAAACAATATGAACACCTTTACAAACGACACGCAAACAAATGTTACAATCAACATTGTTGAATTGGCTAGTGAATTAGCTGACCTAGAACTACAAAATAATTGGCACGATTCTATTCAAATTTATGAAGAAGATGAAGAGGAAACAAGCTACACGCCCGAGGCTCAAGATATTTTTGACGACCTATATGACAAGTACTATGACCTAATTCAATCAGCTAAAAGCTAAACAATACGGACACTTTAGCAAATTTTAACAATCCATTAACAACAATGTAATAAGTTAAACAATACTTTTACATTCTAAAACACAAAACCATGCAAAAAGAAACACGAGCCTATTTATTAGGAATTGAAAATGTAATTGACATCAAGGAATTCAGCGATGACCAATTTATTGATTGTGCTGAACAATACGGAGACGTAATGACCTTAACTAAACTTCAAGACCTAATTAATAACGACAACATCGTTATGTCGGACTTTTATATCCGATTCATTGAGGTAGAGCTACACGAGTTAACCCAATTTGATAACGACCTTTATGAAAGGGCAGAATAAACGACAAGCAATGAATAAAGTATACTACCTAGGCTATTGGATATATCTTATTGGAGATGAATGGGTTACCTCAATAGATGACTCAGCCCATAAGACTCTAACCAGTGCCAAGGCTCACACCGATTTTTTAACCAAATAATATACCATGAAAGAAAAACTAACAAAACAAGAAGTAGCTGAGGCTAAAAAAGAAGCCAAGGCTTTTGGACAGATGAAAAAGAAATTTAAACACGCCTTACTTAATGAGATTGAAAAAAAACACGGAGATGAGGCCAAGAAATTTATGAAGTCTAAAATAGAAGTATTATGAAAACAGCAATGCAAGAATTATTAGAAAAATTACAAAAATCATTTGACGAAAAAACTTATCCTATAAGTATTGATGGGACTTATTTTTTAGAAAAAGAAAAAGAGCAGATAAAAGATGCTTTTGTTCAAGGAGGTGAACAATGGAATTCAGAAGATGCTTCAATTGAATACTACAACCAAACCTATAACCAAAAAACATTTGAACAAATAGCTATTGAAAGACATTGTGAAAGATTTATGGAAAGTGTAAGGAATTCTGATGTATTTGAAAAAATAATGGGAGGAGATTTAAATAACCAAAACAAATAATTTATGAAAATTGCAATCTCATTACTTATTATCTCGTGGATTTGGATAATCTATGAATTTATTAATGCACCACTAATTAAAAATAAAGAAGATGAAACACCGAATAGTTAAACACCAATGGATGGGAGCCTACATCAACGACTCTATGTATTATTATACCATAGAGAAAAGGCAAATTACTATCATCAGCGTTTTAAAGCGACTGCTATTTATTAACAAAGATTGGGCTGATTGGAGTCCTATCAAGGATAAAAAAGAGCCTATCCATTTTCAAGAACTTATGGATGCTGAGAACTGCTTTCTAAGATTGATAAGCGGTGAGCCTATTGGCAACTGGAAAGAAACAATTATAATTTAAAAACACAAACAATGAGAACACGACTAGAAATTGAATGGCCTATGATTGAGGTCAAGGCAACCTATCAGGTGGTAGAAAATTATGCTGAGGCCGAAGGACACGGCCTACATTACATTGACGAAGGCGACAGAGAGCTGATTAAACTTGAGCTTTATGTGGCTGGAGAAACCATAGACATTATGGACAAATATCAACAAATTAAACAATACACAAACCTATGAAAAATCAAATCCTACACGCCTTAGCTACCTTTGTAGCCAGTAATTACGAGCAGTTAAAGAATGACTACAACACAAACTTTACTGCCAAACAAAAGTCTGAAATGCCGATTACAATATTCATGATTGGCACCTTTGACACCCTATTATCTAACCAACAAGAAGCAAATGAAAAACCTATTGAAACTACTGATGCATCAACACCAGTGGAAGACGTTAAGTAATTACATTTCAGCAGACAAACATTATGCTCACGAGCATCAGGTATGTGAGGGTTGTGGATTGCATATGCATATCAAAAGGGCCCACAATAGAAAACCAATGGTAAAATTTATTAATTCAAACGAAAACAAATGACTAAATATCAGCAATTAAACGAGGTAGAAAAAAGAGTAATTATTACAGAAATTAATCATTCATTACTATATGATAAAGATGCCTTTAAACAAATAATGGATGTAGTAAAGAAAAGCACCCCAAGTAAACCAATTATTTTATTCCCTCAAGAACCAATACATGAAAATTAGACTACAAAAAGAAACTAATGTTATTAAGCAAACAATTTGGTATAACATTGAGAAATGGACTGGCACCTATTGGGAATCAGTTTACTGCACCCAAAGTGGACCAGAAGTTCTTGAAAAATTTGAATTACTCAAGGAGTTAGACTCTGAGATTAAAAAAGAAACCTTACAAGAGTTTGAAAAATAATTTAAAAAAAGTTGCTAAATAATTTGTTTAATACACAATTGTATATAACTTTGAATTCCTAAACCACACATTATGATACGAGATTTACAACAAACAATTATTGATGACACTAAAGATAGTGTTAGAAAGATGCTTGACACCACGATTGCCTTTCCAGAACATAAGCAAGAGATGATTGACATAGCCCTAGAGACTATTGAGATTACTATTCTTAATGCTTTTTGGAAGCACGGAATAGCCGGTACAATTAAGACTGATAAAGGACAAAACATTTAACTTATTATTCTTTGTTTAAGAATGATAATGGCCCACGGGGGCTTGTTTCTACTTGCCCCCTTTTTTTTAAAATTTAAACACACACATATGAAAGCTCTATTAAAAGCTCTAGTAGGATTCCAAAGCGAATGCCCTGCTGTAAAAAAGTCTGCGGACAACCCATTTTTTAAATCTAAGTATGCAACCTTAGATGCGATTCAACATCACATCCAACCTTACCTAACTAAGTATGGCTTGGTAGTAATTCAAAAAAACATTACAAACGATAATAGTTTGTATGTAATGACAGAGGTGTATGAGGCTGGTAGCAATGAGTCTATATCCTCAGTATTCCCAATCATTGTTCAGAAGAACACACCACAGGAATATGGTTCAGCAGTAAGCTATGCCAAAAGATATTCTTTAAGTGGGTTATTAAATTTGATTATTGCTGATGAGGATGATGATGGTAATGCCTCATCTCAACCTACAACCAAGACAGTAGTAGAGGCAGCTCCAGTAGATAACAATCTACCATGGTTAAACGAGAAGTCTGAATCATTTGATAAGGTTAAGAAGGCTTTAGAAGAAGGCAAGGCAACCTTAGCTGATGTAAGAAAGAAGTTTAAGGTATCAAAGAAGGTAAGCGAATTATTAACCAAAACAAATTAAAATGACATTACAAGATTTAAACGAGAGGCCATTAAGCTACTCGTCTATAAAAGAATTTGCCAAAAGCCCAAGGCACTTTATGAACTACAGGAACAAGCCAAAGGAAACTACACCAGCTTTAATTTATGGCCAAGCATTACATTGTATGTTGCTTGAGCCACAGGAGTTTGACAAGCAGTTTGCAGTATCCCCTAAGTTTGATTTGCGTACAACAATAGGCAAGGAAGGTCAGGCTAAATTTGTGGCTGAATCTGAGGGCAAAACCGTTATTGATGACAAGCTACATAACGAGTTATTCAATCTCACTCAGTACATAAGTACAAGCCCAGAGTTTGAAATACTTATGAATGGGGCCCAAAAAGAGGTGGAAGAAAGAACAGAAATATACGGACTTCCATTTGTAACTATTAAAGATATTGTAAAGGCTGATAATGTAATAGATATAAAGTCAGTACAAAGCGGTCAGATAGATACTCTTAACAAAGATTTCTTTAACTATCAATATCATATACAAGCAGCTATTTATACCCAAGAGGGGCAAGCATTTTCTTTCTATGTTATAGAGAAGAGTGAGCCATATTATCATGGACTAGTTCGTGTTGCTGATGACTTCATAAAGTATGGTAGAAGAGAATTAGAAAGATTATGCGTAGGGTTTAATTATTGCCTAGAACATCCAGAATGTTTTAATATGTCTTATGACTTTTGGTATATGATGGAAGGTACTAAACCTATTATATCACTACCTTATTGGGTTAAAAATAAAGACTAATGAAAATAGAATATACCCTTAAAGAAGTAAGGCCTAATATCTTTGCTGTCATTGTCCCTAATGATTACGATAGGGCTATGCTATTTTGTAGGGTACAAGAATTCTATGAATCAGATAGCAAACAATTTGTTGAAACCGATTTTGATATGTGGGAGTATGTAAGGTGGTATTCTATGAAGAATAAAAACTCCTTTACCTATGCTAAAGATTGGTGTGGATTTAATATTCCTTTTATAAAAGCGGTTAATTGTATGATTGGCATCAAAAATAAAACACCCTATGATATTTTTATGGAGGAAATTATTGATAAAATATTAAGGGATTACAATTATAATACAAGCAGCTATATTATTGGAACTAAATCTGATAGAGGAAGCACATTCAAGCATGAGTTATGCCATGCCTTATACTTTACAAATTTAATTTACAAGGAGTTGGCTGATGAGCTTACTTATCAATTAGATGTTGACGCTTACTGGTCTTTTAATTTAAATTTAGTTGAGCTTGGATATAATGATAATGTTATTGCAGATGAAATACAAGCACATATAATGACAAATTATAAGTCTAAATACTTTAGTAAGGGAGTAGATATTAATTTATTAAATAGCATACACAAACAATACAAAGAACAATTAAACCATTTTTTAAAATGAACAAAGAAGACAATACTAAAATACCTATAGGAGAGTTAACAGATATTATTGATAAGTGCAAAGGTTTTATACAAGAGTCCACCTTAATAATTAAAAACATTGAACAAAACCAAGCAATAATATCTTATCCAATACCAGCTTTTAAAATAATAAAATTAGTAAAAGATGAATTTAAAATTGATTTTACGCTTAGAAAAAGAAAGCCAGAAATAGTAAGTGCAAGATATGCCTGTGCTTATTTACTTAAAAGATTTACAAAGCTCACACTAATTGAAATAGCTGAATATATAAACGTTAGAGACCATAGCACAGTATTGCACGCAATCAAATCAGCTAAGAATTGGATGGAGACAAATAGGCAATATAATTTGACTATTAAGAAATTAGAAAACCAACTTTGGGAATACCACAACGAATTACATGATAACAATATTTGAGAAATTCTCTAGCATAGGCAAACCATATACAACAAGTGTAGAGGCAGTATTCAAGGCAATAAAAGAAGGTAAGGTAAAAGATAAGATTGAGCAGATAAGAAGCGAGCAAGACCAAGAGGTTATAGGTAAACTTAAAATGGAACTTCCTGCTGTATTATATGCAGGGATATTCAACATTCCAATTAAGAAAACAAGAACTGATGGAACTGTTTACGAATCTTATCGTAATGATAAATCTTTATCTATTCACTCCAAGCTTATTCCTATTGATGTTGATGATGTAGACCCTATAAAGTATAAGGCAGAGGCACACAAAGACCCATACATATATGCCTTATGGACTTCTCCATCTGGAACGGGGGTACACGGCATTATCAAAATTGCTGATGGTAATAAGCACGAAGAACATTACAATGCATTGCTTAAAAGATATCCGGTGTTTGACCCAACGGCAAGGAACCCATCAAGGATTTTGTTTATGTCATATGACCCAGACATCTACATAAATTATGATAGTAAAACATTCTTTGAGGTCATAGAGAACATAAGAAACGAAGGAATACTAATGACTGGCGTTAGTACTGACTACGCAAAGCTCAATATAGCCTCAAAAATGATACAAAAAGCTGAGATAGGTAAAAGACATCACTCGGTAATTAAAGCTGCTTATTTGGTCGGAGGATGGGTTTCTGGAGGCCTTGTTGAGGAGGATATAGCAAGGAAGGTTTTAAATTACGAGGTTCTGAAGAAATTTGGGCCCCAAGAAGCTGATGCAGAGTACCAAGCAGTGGAAGATGGGGTAAAAGCAGGGCAATATATGCCTATCAATGAGCTTGCTACCTACGAAAGAACCGCAATAGAGGAAATGGGAATGATAGATGAGGAGTTATCATTTTTAGTTAGCAATCAGAATGATGAGGAATATATCAGAAGATACAGGGCCGGATTAATACCTATGGGGTTACCTTTTGGTTATACTGACATGGACAAGTATCTTTTACTAAAAGAGGGAGAGTTCTATGCCTTACTTTCTCATGCACATACTGGTAAAACTGCCTTAACCTTTTGGCTGATATTCTTATCATCCTATAAATACGATTGGGGGTGGGTGGTATACACAGGAGAAAATAGAACATCCTCAGTTAAGATGAGAATGATAGAGCACTATGTAGGTAAGAAGATTAGAGATTGTTCAGAGTTCCAATTTCAAGAGGCCTTGAAGTGGGTTAACGAGAGAATGTATTTTATTAACAACGATACTATGCACTCTTACGATGACCTACTTAAATATGCTGAAAAGGTTTCTAAATTTCATTCAGTTAAAGGTATGTTTATTGACCCAATAAATGCCCTAAAGGTTAAGGGTAACTCTAAATATGACAATGATATGGAGATGTATACTGATATGCTTTTGTTTACCAAAAGAACAAACATATCAATATTCGTAGCCTTGCATACTAGAAGTCAATCTCAAAGAGAAAGAGATAAGGATGGTAACCAATTGATTCCTTGGCCAGCTGATGCTGATGGGGGAGCAGTACTTTATAACAAGGCTGATATATTCTTGACTATGAATAGAAATATACAAGACCCAGATACTTGGATGATAACAGAAATCTATGTAAACAAAATGCGTAATAAGGACACTGGAGGTAATACAACGCCTAGAGGTCAGATGATTAAACTTGTTATGAAGGATGCCGTTGAATTTACAGATGAGTATGGTTGGCTGCCAATAAAAAGAGCTGGTAGAGAGGAACCTAAAATAAAATATGTACCACAAACTGAGGAGGAAATAAAAAATAACATCAATTTTATTCCTTTTTAATAAACTAAAATAATAACTTTGCGACATGAACGTTATAAAGTTTGGAGTCGCATTATATGACACAAGTATAACCGACCTAAAAGAAAGAAGAGAGAAGAGAATTGAATTTGATACCGCAAAAAAAGCCTGTGCTAAACTAGGTATAAGTGATAATGTGCTGAGAAGGGTAATTGCAAATAGAGAAAAAATTTATATTGAAAATTATAAAAAAGAATTTGCCATCAGACACATAAAATCAGAATAATGGAGATATTAAATTTAGAATATCATCACAAGATATTAATAAAAAAAGCTATCAATAAAACAAAAAACATGAGAGAGGCATCTAAATTATTAGGTCTTGAACAAAGAACATTATATAATTGGATGAAAAATTTAAACATTAAAAGAGAAAAAAAATATGGAGAAGTTATTCAAAGAAGTTGAGTTACAGAAAAAGTTTGATGATACAAAAGTATTATTTGAGCAAGTTAGATTAGCTGTGTCATCTAAAGTAGACCTTACCAATCCAATGTCAGTATTAGAAAAACTAAATTTAATTACAGACATACAAGGAACAGCAGCAGAATGTAAAGCAAGATTCCAATTTCTGTTAGAAAAACATACGATAAGTAAGTTAGCTATAACAGATAACTATAATGGGTCAGCTGCTGAAAAGAAAGCCATATTAAACGCTGAGGTTGCAGGAGTATCTTTTTATGATACTTGGTGTGAATTAGTAATAAAGGAAATGCATTATAGAATTGAGATATTGAGGACTGCATTATCCTATTTAAAATCGGAGACTCTTAATTTAAAATAAAAAAAACATCTATGGAAAAAGCACCAAAGATTTACGCTGGTAAAGGCGTAAAAAAGAATGACACTTGGTTAGCAGTAACTGTTAACCCAGAAGTAATTAACCAACACATACAAGACTACAATGGTAAGAAGTATGTTAAATTGAACATCAATATCGGCAAGGCTGATAAGTTTGGTAAAGATTGTCAAGTAACAATAGATACTTGGAAGCCAAGTACACCTATAGCTACAAGCCAAAACCAAAACAACAATGGAACAAGTGAAAACCTTGATAGTTTGCCATTTTAATGTATCTTTGTAAGAAATATATAATATGGGTGCTTTGATAGGTAGAAAATACAATAAACTAACCGTCATTAATGACGAGCTTTTTATAGAATACAAAAGCGGAAGATGCCGTAAAGGACTATTCAAATGCGATTGTGGCAATATAAAAGAGATAAGATTTAGTTCGGTATCTTCAGGTATAACAACTTCTTGCGGATGCGAGCAAAGTAGATTGCTTGCTGAAAAGAATAAAGTACATGGCTTATCAAAGCACCCTTTATATATTAAATGGCTTTCTATTAAAAATAGATGCTATATAAAAAGCAACAAGGAATATAAAAATTATGGGGGCAGAGGTATATCAGTGTGTGATGAATGGAAAAATAATTTCAAAAACTTCTACGATTGGTCTGTTAATAATGGATATAAGCAATCATTAACTATAGATAGAATAGATGTAAATAGAAATTATGAACCATCAAACTGCAGATACATAAAAATTTCAGAGCAACATAATAATAAAACAAATAGCTTTTATGTAACATTTAATGGAGATAAAAAGACAATAGCTGAATGGTCTAAGATTTCAGGAGTAAGTCAATCTAAGATAAGGAGAAGATTACTAAAAGGAATTGATATACAATCAGCTATATTTAAACAAGATTAAGGCCGTAGATTACTAACTCGGATTCGGTGTAGCATAATGGTCGCAATGGAAGTGACCCTTGTGGGAGGAATGCGCTTAAATGAGATGTAGGTTCGATTCCTACCACCGAAGCAAAAATAATATTATGAAACATTCAGGCTCGTTTACTCATGATTTATCTTTTGGGGAAGAGTCAGAAGATTGGGTAAAGGAATTATTTGGAGGAAATGTAAAAGTAGAAGTAAAAAGAGATAGATTAGCTGATGCTACAGGAAATTTATACATAGAGGTTTACTCAAGAAATAAGCCATCTGGAATCAGCACAACAACAGCATCCGTATGGGTGTTTTGTTTAAAAGATATTACCCTTATAATAACCACTGAAAAACTAAAGAATATAGTTAAAGAAAAGTATAATGGTCGTCTAGTTAAGGGTGGAGACCATGATAGCTCAAGAGGAGTATTAATACCAATAAAAGAATTATTCAAATAATATGTCAGCAAACCTAATATCAGCAATACATCACATAAGAATCTCACAAGAACATTTTGAAGATTTTATAAGACAAAACCCACAATCAAAAGGAGAGAGATTATTTAAAACATATATTTCAAAATTGAAATGGGTAATGAATGATGTGCATACATACCCTTACTTTGACCAAGATACAAGAGACTCTATAAAGAATGAAATAGAGTGCGATGTATTTACAATACCCGCAATACTTGAAAAGATTTCCTTACTAAATCCAGAACAAAGAGAGCTGATAGAATCCACTATAGATGCTATGGTATCTGGAGAAGAGGTTAAAATAGTTGACATAAAAGAATTATAATTAAGTACCTTTGCTATATGATAGATATTATCTATGGTATTGAATGTCATGTTCCTAACGCCCCTAAATTGAACGATATAGATGGGAGCAATCTACCTACTAAAAAACAAAAGTTTACTAGGATAGAGATACCAGATTCATTTTATGAGGTGGAGGTAGATGAAGATGATGTGCCAAGTTATAACGAAGAGCAAATAGAATTTATTAAAAGAGAATTTGCAAGATGTAGAGAAGGGTATTGGTTTATGAACAATGGCTTCCCTACCTTTATTACAGGAGACCACTATTTTTACCTTAACTATTGGACATTAGAGTCAGGTATATTTCCTGATTACAGAGATGCTGATAGAAAGTGGTTCTTATTCTACGAGGAGATTTCCAAGGACAAAAATATACTAGGCGTTATTAGGGTTAAAAAGCGTAGAGAGGGGGCAACCTCACAGGCTTCTTGTATCCTTACAAAGGAGGCAAGTAACACAGAGAACACTAGATGTGGTATTATATCAAAGACAGGAGGTGATGCCTCTGACTTATTTGGTAATATGGTGGTGTATGGATTTAGGGCTATGCCTATGTTCCTTCAGCCAAGAACAGATGGAACAGAAGACCCTAAGAAAAGATTGATATTAGTTAAGCAATCTAAAAGAAAGAAAACAAACAAAGGTCTTTTCAACAAGAGAGAGGGACTTAATTCATTTATAGAATGGCGTAACACCGCCTTGAACTCCTTTGATTCAGGAAGATGGAGTAGGTTGCTGATAGACGAGGCCTCTAAATTTCCAACGGAGGTCCCCATTACAGAATATTGGAACATTGTTAAAAAGACCTTGACAGAGGGAGCTAACAAGGTAGGATTCGCCTTGATGGTATCTACCGTGAATCCTCCTAACAATGGTGGACAGGAGTTTAAAAACTTATGGGATGAGTCTAATCAGTTTAGACACGGAAGAGTTACCCCAAGTAAATTAGTAAGATATTTTGCACCCGCATCTGAGGGGCTAGCTGGGTTTATAGATGAGTATGGAATGTCTAAGAAAGAGGAGGCCAAGGAGTTCATCCTTGCTAATTATAGAAACAATGACCAGGACACAAGAGACTATCCACTAAACGAGGAGGAGGCTTTTAAATTTAATCAAGCTGATTGTCATTTTAATTTAGACAATATTCTTTTACAAGAAATGAATCTAAAAGAAAAGCCTGTTACATTAAGAAGAGGAAGATTCTACATAGATGGGGAAGACAAGGTACAATTTGCTGATGACTCTGCGGGGTATTGGTTGATATATAAGTTTCCCCACAAGGCTAATAATTTTGAATTTAGGGGTAATGTAATGTACCCAAGAAACACAGGGGAGTATGGATTTGGTATTGACCCATTCAGACACTCTATGACCTCGGGAGAGGGCTCTCAAGGCTCAGCTTGGATAGGAGAGAAGGTAGACACTACGAAGGAAGATAGCGGGTCTCCTGTGGCCCATTTCTTTGGGAGACCTAAAATGAAGAAATTATTTTGGAAAGAAATGTTAATGGCCTCAATGTATTATGGGGTGCCTGCAACAATAGAGTCCGATGCGGGAGATGATTACTACGAGTATTTTAAATCAGATAATGACTTTAATAAGAATTGTTTACCTATGCTTGGCAAGAAGCCAGATGCCGTGGTGGACCCACAAAGAAAGACTAAGGTTAATGTAATGCAAAGAGGAGTTAGTTCAGCTGATGCATTCGCCTTATCTAAGCAATTAGAATATTGTATTAACTATGTAGAGCATTATTGTCATTTGATTAACTACCCTGATTTATTAGATGAACTTAAAAAATATGACCACAGCAATAGAACTAAGTTTGATAGAACCGTATCATTTATGATTATGTTATTGACCTTGACGGGACAAACTAAGTCTCAGGCTATATTAAAAAAGAAAAGTCCTTTGATAGAGACCTTCAGCCCAAATCAGTTTAGTACTTTTTAGTACGTTCGTATTCATAAAGAAGCATACCAACTGCATCCACAAATTCCTCATTGTATTTTAGCTGATGTCTACTCGCAGCATCTAGAACAAGATGCATTAATTCGTGAAAGTATGTTTTTTGTATTTCAGACTTTGGCAATCTTTTACTTCCGTCTTTAGATGTCAAGGTTATAATCTTATCTGTAAAATCAGCCTCACCTAGCAATCCATTTTCATCACAATACTCGTCATCATATTGCACGATAACCTTTTTACCATTTAATTTGAACTCACTAGGTATGGTAATTTTATTCGGCATTTTTTAGTAGGATTTCATCTGGTCTATCTGGCTCTGTTTGTATGTTTACTTTTTGTCCTCCTCTAACCTTACCTAGCATTTTTTTAATAGCATCTTCAGCTATATACATTTCTTGTAGTTCTCTTACTAGGTACGCCTCTTGTTCTTGCAACGACATTTTATTAAATTTTTTACTAAGTTTCATAGATTTTATTGAGCTGTAAATATACTAATAAACTTGATTGTTTTCTTGTAGCTTTTTGATTGCAGCCTGCAAATACATAGCCTTATCCAGCGTTTCTTCGTATGCCTCTTGTAGCCAATTAACTAAAGCATAATCCTCTCTATCACAGGTAGTTCCATATTTATTAATTCCTAATATTTCTCTATCCTCTAGGTCGGATATAACCTTATCTAATACCTTACTCATAGGTTATTTGTTTTAGTTATTTTTTATAAAATTGTGGATTTATATCAGTTGGTAAATGATATAATGGTAAATCTACTTTTTGATATTTTTTATAAACAAATGGATAATTTGTATTTATTATAATTCCATATAATCTTTTAAACAAAACTATTCCAACTATATCATAAACATTATTTGTAAAAACTCCTATTTGTATTTTATTTAATTGTACTTTTTTGTTCATAGGTTATTTGTTTTGGTTATCTATTTTTTGATTGTGAAGCTGAACAAAATATTCAGCAATTTCCTTATGCAATTCTCCACTACCAACTATCCAATATTCATCTTGACTATTCCCATCATCAAAAAGTATAGGTTCAATAGGTTTAATAGTTCTACACCAACAACTTTCTCCTTGATGGCAAGTGTTTATCTGCCATTTAATAGTAAGTGCTTTTTGTTCTGCTTCTTCAAGTTTCATAGGTTATTTGTTTTGGTTATAGGTTTGGTTAGCCATTCATTAAATCTTTCATAAACATTGTGTATGTCATCTATTTCTTCATCTTTCCAATAGAATTTACCATTACTTATTTTCATTATTGGATTAACTTCATTAGCTAATTTAAAATAAATGCTATTCGTAGGAACTAAATCTATTGATTTTTCTTCTTCTTTCATAGGTTATTTGTCTGTTTTTGTATGCATTTTATTACAGGTCTTACACTTTAATTGAACCTTCTTAATTCCAGAGGCTGATACTCTTACACAATATCTTACTAAATCTTCAGAACCACATTCAGGGCAGGTTCCTCTATCGCCACCAAATACTACCCCATAATGAGTCTTAGGTGCTATATGAGGACTTAATGCCTTGTAAACCTTCTCCAAAAGAATAACATCCATAATACAATACTTAATCATCTTATCCATAGCTGGCTTACTCTTGTATAGAGTGATATCCTTCCATAGGTCATATTCGGTTTTAATCTTTTGGCCTATGCCTAAGAACTGAGCTATGTAATTAAGTTTGTTGGAATTAAATTTGAATTTAGAACGAGCTATCTTTAGGGTATCTATGGTAGTGTAGGTAGGAAACATTTCTATTCCGTGAAATAAACATCTTGTTCTAATCCAAGACAAATCAAATCTGTCCCCATTATGCCCTACCATTTCATCAGCTGAATTTGCTATCTTAATAAAAGCCTCAAGCAATTTCTTATCATTTTGTTTTGCATCCCAATGTAATTCGTGAACCTGTTTCTCATCCTCCCACTTATAACAGATGCAAATGATTGCCCTTTCTTTTATAATGTTTTGCGGTCCGATAGAAAGCTTATATCCAGATTGCCAAAAGAATCCTATGTTGGCACTGACTTCGCAGTCAAAAAACAATCTCTTACGCTTGGTTACCAAATTGCTTTTTTGCATTGTATTTTTCTTTTTCTTTTATTAATATTCTTTCCCTATTCTTCAAATACCAATCTTTTTTATACTTAACAATGTCGCTACATCTACCATCAATATACATACCCATTTTATCAGGTCTATTACATACATGTAATCCAGTTCTTATAGAGTGCTTTGTATTTTCAGATAATGTTACATACTCTAAGTTAGATGGAGAGTTATTTAATTTATTCCCATCAATATGGTTAACACATAAGCCATGAGGTCTTTTTCCCAAAATAAAATTAGCTACCAAAGAATGAATTAAATGCGTTTTACCATTCATGTAAACTACTAAATATCCTTTATGATTTATTTTTTGATTTAATTTTCTACCTTTTGCGTGCTTAGAACTAGAAAAAATTTCAACTATTCCTGTTTTAATTTCAATTTCAATAGTGTAATACTTGGGTAAAAAGAATATTTTTTTCATATTTTTTGATTTTACCAAAGATAGTTAACTTTTTGAAAATTGTCAAAAAAAATGTCAAAAAAGAGTCTTCTACGTTTAGTAACGCCTAGTTCTTTTTTCATTTGTGTGGTATTGGTTAGATTTTTTTTACAGCCTGCTCGTAAACAATCTTGAACATATTTACAAAGTCCTTGGTAGGAAGGTCAAAGGTATTGCCAACTAAAGATTCCCTATAATAAGCATAGGCTAAATCATTAATTGAATCAACCTTTTGTACTCTTATGGGATTAGCTATACCACCAATGAATAAACCTTTCTCAATTACATCTGCCTCAATAGCATCAATGTTATCGTTGCTTTCTATTTTAGAAATAGTGTAAACTGAGTATTGAACCTCCTTAATGTAGGGGGATTCTTTGATGTAGGATAGTGTGTCCATTAGATTATTATTTGTTGGGCTAGTTTGTAATATTTCAATCTTTCTGTAAGACCTATTGTGCCACCATTAATTTTTTTGGTGATAGTAACAAAATCTCTTGCATCTGATTCATCAAGTAACTTCTTGTCAATCACATATTCCCAACAAGCTGAATCTAAGGCATACTCATCAGTACCTCTTACTAGGTCAGCAGTTTCTCCTACCTCTTTCTTTATGTAGTCAGCATAATGCTGATATGATTCCTTGCCTGTTAATTGCAAAAATCCTCCACCTCTATATCTATAACCATCTCCTGTTTCAGGAGCACCATTGCCCATTCTATTTGCATATACCTCATTACCTAATTTAGCTGCATTTTTGATATAATCGTGAGCATTTAGCTTACCCTCTCCTGTCAAATTAAATCTTGATGGCCATATAGCCACTATTCTTTCTGGGGTAGAATAATTCATACTTTCTGTCTTAATTGAGAATTCGCCGCTCTCGTGAGCTATCTGAGCTAAGAAAGCGTGCAGCCTAACTGAGGTATTGATACCATATTTAGGACATACTGAATTTATAAGTTCAGCAATAGAAGAAGCCCTATCAGACTTAAGCGTAGGGCATATCTTTTTTAATTGGTCATTTGTAAGCATATGATAAAATAACTAAATAATAAAATCCAAAGTGCTGTTACAAAAGTAAACACTTTTTTTTCGTAATTAGTCATTTTTGTCATCTTTTTTTTGAAATATCTTTTCAGCAGTTGTTAAACCTAGAGCAGAAAAGGCCAAGGCTGATACCGCGTAAACCAAAGAATCAGCAGGAGCAACAGCTTTATCGCTATGAGAGTTGCTGTACATAGTCCAACAAAGGAAGCCTGCACATACTATTCCTACTAATCTTTTTGATGACGGCTCATTATTATCTGATAAAAAGCCTGATACCCATCCTAATAATTTTTTCATTTTATTTATGATTTATTTTTTCTTGTAATTGCCCTATTGTTGTTAATTGTAAAATAATTATTCCTACTAAAATTAATTTTGAGGTTTCGTGTATTTTTTCGGTCTTCCAGTAGTCTTTTTGGCGGTCTTCGTAAGTTTTTCTATTTGCTTCGTATTTCCACTTCCAATTATAAAAGCTATCTTGTTTAAGATAAATTTCTTTATTAATGCTATCATATTGAAGTCTTTTTAAGTTGATTGAATTTTTTAAATTGCTTATTGTATCATTATATGAATTATATAATAAGTTTATTGTATCAGCTTGAGATACCTTCATTATAACCACAGAGTCTCCTCTAAATAACCTTTTTACGGGGTATTGGGAGTAGCTGGAATGGCATAATAGTATCAGCATTAGCACTATCAAGCTTGACTTTAATTTCATTTAATTCTATTTTTAAATCTTTATTCTCTTCTTTTAATGTTACTATTTTTGTTATTGTTTCTTTTACAATATCCTGTTGTCTTTTGCTTGCCTCCTCTTGAACCTTAGCACTAGCTTGCGTATTTTCTTCTACCTTAGAAATAAGGGCCTTGAATTCTCTATCTTCTTTAGCTAATTCACTCTCCTTTTGAGCAGTAATGCTTTGACATCCTATTAGACTTATCAATAATATAAATAATAGATACCTCATTACTTTAGGGATTTAATAGCTCCTAGGTCTTGTAAGGTTTTTAATTGAGTGGTAGATACTGCCTTAGCTGAATCACTTCTTCTTAAAGCCTCTTGTACTAAGTCTAGTCTATTTTCTATCTTCTCAATTCTAAAGTCTTGAGATTTGGCTTGTGATTGGAATGTAGAACGAACATCTACATATAAATAACCTATGGCAACAAGAACCACAAACAAAGTACCAACTATAGGGTTCTTTGAAAACTCTTTAAACGAAGGCAATGTCATATTAGAACTTTAAATAATAGCCAGCCGATATTTGGTTGGTAGTCAAATTTACGCCAATTATCTGACTTTTAGAAGGCTTGTAGAGTATGCCTAGACCTATACCCACCTTGTTATCAAAACGTCTTATATCGGTCACTGGGCCCAAATAGATGGCATTTTTCTCTGCGTGGTATATGTCATTGGTAACCACTATGGTTTTCTCCCTTAAATCGGCCTTGTAAGACCTGCCTAGTATTCTATTTTGGCTGATGGTGTCTATAATAGATACACTATTATTTGTATCTATCCGGAAGGTATCCGTATACACCTTAATTGATAGATAATCGGATATCATTTTTATTGTATCGTGTACATAAATAGGTACAGAATTTGGTACAGAATCAATTATTTTGTATACAATATCAGAACCTTTTTTATACCTTACTATGGTAGTGTCGTGGTAAAGGGTATCTCTATGTGTTATAACGCTTGTTATAACATTTCCTGAACGAGAGTTCAATAGCAGTATAACTACAACTGCTAGAATAAATATAATTAAATATCTATACATTATTTTGCGAAGAATTCAAGTACTATTTTAAGTAAGAAACCTATAACAGTAGAAACAGAAACAACCCCTATCCAAAGCCATTTAGCTCTTTTAATAATCTCCTCGTGCTTATCAGCTAACGCCCCAATCTCACGGATATCATCAGCTAATCCATTACTCTTTGTAAGCTTGTTACCAATTATGGCATCTATTACTTGAGACATTTTACCATCCAAAGCGTCTAACTTAGACTCAACATCATTTAGCTTATTCTCCATAGTTGTTAAACGATTTTCCATCAAGGTTATCTCTGTTTGGATGTCCATTATTCAGCTATTATATCAACTATTGGAGTTTCTGTTGGAGTTTCAATTGGAGCCTCAATAGGGGCAGTCTCTACCACCTCTGTTGGGGCCTCAACTACTGAAGCTTCTACTTCAACTTGGGGGTTAACTGCTGTTTGACCATTATTGATTTCAGATAATTCAATAATTAAATCAGTAATGCTAACCCCATTAATTGATGGTTGGTCGCTACCAAATGCAGCCTTAATTGTTTTTAAATTCTCTTCTGTTAATGTATACATTTTATTTTTTTTATGCAGGTTCTGCTTCTACCTCAGTCGCTGCTGGTTTTTGCTCCTCTACTAATTTACCGAAAAATTGTAATAAAGGAAGTCCAAACTTAGTTGG